TTCTATTAGTTCATTTGCTTCGTAAGCGTTATCGGTCAAGCTAGTACTACGGCGGCCTTCCTGTTCTCTTTCAAGGCTATCAATGTTTACCCCTCGGTAATGCTCAATGATGTAGTCAACGAAGTCTGCGTCCCAGCCTGAAGTTGCTACTTTGTTTTCTAGTTCTTGAGCTGTATAGTAAGTTCTCCAAAAGCAGTAAGGTGCTCGCTGCGGATCGGTTACATACGGAGGGAAAAAGAAGTCCCCGTCAGGGGCTAGTGTTTTAATTTCTGGAGCGTTTACCTGCCTGCGAACTACAGGCAGCTCGGCTTCGCCTGCATCCCTGAGTTCCTTCAGTGCTTTCTTTGCACGCTTTTCTGTAACTCCTTCAAAAATGTTTTGCAGGATGAATATTAATTCGTCGTCCTTTTCGCCTGACTGCACTGCCCCAAAAATATTTGGGTCCATCTGCGCAATTTGTTCCAGTGTAAGTTTCTGAAGGAACTGCCTGTCTTCACTGTGCCAGCCAACGTATGTAATCAACAGGCCTCGCTCTAGCAAGTAGTTAGCGCCTAGTTCCATTTCACGCTTATAGCGTGGAATATATCCACTGGTAGTCATCCACTTAAGAAACGAAGATACAATCTCTGCACGAGAAATATCGTTGGATTCTACAGGGTACGCCCGAATGTTAGAGCGATTAAGCGAAGACATAAACAAAGACACAAGTCGTGTAATGCGTTCATCGATTACGTGGCTCTCTGTGTCGGATGCGCCTTCCCATGGGAATGCGTCGGCTCCGTGCTTGCGGTGATCACGGCTCTTGCCTGGCCACCAGTTCCTGCGGTCGTCGTAACTAGTACGGCATAAATCAAAGTAGGACTCTAGTTCGTTTACTGTTTCGTCGTAGGCGTTACGAAGTGCACTTATATCGGGGTTTGCATCAACGTACGTTAAAGCTTCAAAAGTAGATTTATTTTGCATTTAATTTTTTTCGGATTGATTTCGTCATCTCGTGGATGTAACCCTTGTGAACGCCAATTTTATCACATAATTCTTGTGGAAGCATAGCCTTGTCTAGTTCGTGCCTTACATGACGATTCAAGTACTCCCATCCAGCTAGGCGATGCACTTGTTCTTTGATCCATTCTGGATCAAGAGTAATGTCTTTCTTATCGGACATATCTGTACGATGTTCCTTTTTCGTCTTCGATAGCTTCTACGTTTACTTGTTTACCTGGGGTCAACCAATCTTCGTATCTACGAGCAATAACCATAGGGACCTTCTTTTGTATTTCCCGTATGTATACATAAACATAGCTTCGGTTTGGAGCCTTTGAATGCACGACTCCTCTGTATCGCTTAGGCATAAGCTCAGGTATATCAACGGCTTCGGCCAGTAACTCCTGCCCTTCTTCGTTAATCCACCTGGCGTAGCCAGTTCCTGTGATGGTATGCTCTGGTAGCTTTGTTTCTACTAGTTCTACAATTTCATCTACTTGTACTTCGTGCTCTGCGGCAATTGTTTTGAGTCTTTTCTTGGGCATATTAGTATCCTCCTTTATTTGTTCTGGTTGTTTGCATGGATGCACTGGACATAAAGTCTGGTCCTTCGCCTCCGTTAGACATTCTTAGGTATCGTATTACGTCGAAGAAATCCTTTAGCGGTTCGTCTGCCTTGCCCTGCTTGTTATAGTTTATCAGACTATCTATAAGGTTGCCGCAGTCCTTGTGTATATAGCACAGGGGCCTGTTGCTTGCATCGATGCTTACGTTAGGATTGTAGTTAAACCAATCATCCAGGGCTGTAATGCCCTGGTCTTCCATGGCTCCGTTTGACGGGATAAAACTTAGACCAAAATCATAGAACGAAGTAAACAGGTCGTCGTTGTTTTCGTTTTCTTTTGCAAAGAACCTGGAGTCCCCGATGCGCTCAGTTACTTCTATACCCAGGTCATCTTCGATTTCTTTGAATAGCTCGCAGTATCCTTCTACGTTTAGGCCTACCTTCTTGGATGCTGGGCCGTACCTCCACTTGGGATCTCCGAAGATTGCCCATTCGCCGAAGCTGTCACGGTCAGGCCACTCCTTGCGGATGTATACTTCCCCGTTGTCGTTTACTCCAGCCCAGATGCAAGTATAGTTCCTCGCCCCTGCAGGGTCAACTACCTGGTAGCAACTGAACTTAGACTTGTTCGATATATCTGGGAACTTCATGCCGTATTTGTTTGGCTCTGAAGTCAGGACGTTGACTTCTGTATTGAAGTAAGGAAGCAGGGCATTGGCTGATTTGACTGGGACGCCGTAGGCACGGACCAGTATCTCTGAGTCAGGTCTACCCTCTAGGTCCTTGGCTATGCGTTCGTAACCCCCAAACGGATTCTCGTCTGAGTGCAGGTAAATAACAGAAGCGTCACGGTTAGGACTGTATTGCTCTATAGGCACCACCTTGTTCTTCAGTAAAGCCGCAGGCTTTGTCTTAAGCGTCTCTGCGTTCTTAAGGTACTCCGATATAAAAGGGGTATAGCCATCTATAGGTGTAAACCCTATAAGCATCTTGGAGTCCCGAGTAGCCAGACGGAAGCGCAGGGTATTGACCAGGGCTGCGTCGCCCAGGTATTCGTCCAGCCAGGCCCCGATGTTCAGCCCTTCAGGCTGCCTGAACCCGAACTCAAAGCCCTCTAAAATAGTCTGGTTATTACTGTACTGCGTATACGTCTTGAAGTCTACACGTGTCCTGGTATCGGGAAAGATAAACGACGAGGCAGTGAACCCGTTCTGCATAGAGTAATTAATGTAACCGTCTATGCTCTTGGTCTTGCGCTTGAACTCCTTGGGCATCATCTCCCAGATTGCAGCCTGCTGCACCTTGATGGACGTATCGGCGTTCTGAGAGAAGCATACGATATGCCCGTCCATGCTTTCGGTGACGGCCTCCATCAGCATCTTAGCGCAGCCAGTGGTCTTGCCGCTGCGGTTACCGCCCAGGGCTAGGACTTCGTTGTTCTTCTGAAGGCCGTTGCGGATCCTGCCCCAGCCTTCTAGGTCGAAGCCATAGCGCATAGGATCCTCTGCCGCCGCTTTGATTCTACCTTCGTGAGCCTCGTGCAGGTCGGCCAATAGCTGAGGGTCCTGCTCTCCAAGCAGGACTATCTCCTCGTCTGTAGGAGGGCGCACTATAGGGTGCTCGGTAAAAATGATAGGCATTACTTTGAGTAGTAATCAACAAGCATAGATATACCTACGCCCATAAGTGCAGATAATATAACTATCTGTAAAATTTCTATTGCAATCATTCTATGTCTCCGTTTATTACTTCTGCTTCTTCGGCTTTCTTGAGATTGGCGATCCTGTCTCGGGCCGCCTTGATAGTTTCCTCGTAGTCCTCCTGAGTAATAACCTGTCGGTCCTCTGTTATCTGCGTGGCTTCGCCACGTGAAGTAAAGGCCTGCCTTGCTGCATTGGACACAGAGATAGAGATTTCCTTTAAGTCCCTTACAGTAGGCTTTAGCTCGCCTGACTCTAGGTCTTCCCTTACAGAGTTAATCAGGTCCTCTTCTAGGCTACTAAGGTTAAGGTAGTTCTTAGCGGCAATCTTGCCGCTTAACTCTTTGAACTTACCCAGGTGATCCGTGTAGTCCGACAGGACACTGATTACAGTTTCTCTGTTGATCCCGTACTTCCTTACTATCCTAGTCTGGCTACTGCCAGTGCTATACAGATACAGGATGGACGCAACCTTTTCGGGGCTGTGCCTAGATAGGCTGCGGACCTTTTCGATCTCTTTCTTCTCGGCTATTTCCCATATAGCGCTTTGAATTTCCTGCATCAATGCAGCCTTTTCATCAGCAGAATTATTCTCTGGTTCCTCTAGCATTTCTTCATTATTTATAAATAGGACTTGACAGTCAAGTAAAAACTAGTGTATAATGCTTTTATACTCCTTAAGGAGTTCATACCTTAAGTTCTTTTCCTGGCCCGTAGAGGCCAGGGAAATAAGGAAGCACCAAAGACAAGAGACTCCTTAAGGAGTACAGGAACCTAGCCAACGGTAGAAGCATACTGCTTCTCCCTTGCAAGTGGCCTTGGCTTGCCCCATGAGTTAGGTATTTTTTTGTGGGGTGGTTTATGAAATACACAAAAATCTAGTCAGTTAATGATAGCCCCCCACCCCCCCTAACTGAGACTGGGTCGCAACAGTAAGTCCCCGTAGGTATATTGAGACTGAGACTCATTATCAACAGGGCTAGCATAAGCATTCCTAATGCGGCAGGCTGGCATAAGCTCGGCTAATCCCAAGGGCGGCTCTGGCATGAGATAAGTTTTTCTTCTTCGATGAGTGAAAGGATCACAGCATGAGTTCTTCTACTCTACTCTACTCTAATCTCTCAGCATAAGCATATCTACTTTAGGTGGAGTGGCTATAGGGCTTATTGAGACAGCAATCTCATTAAGGTCGGGATGCCCTGTATGCCCTTCTGATGACCTGCGAGAGGTAGGGTGCCAGTCGAAAATCAGACGCCGCACAGCGGCTCCTAGGTGCCCTGCTGTCGATTTTAGATTTTGACCCTTTACTGATAATCAACGACTTACAAAAGCGTATCAACGACTTACAGAAGCGTTATCAACGACTTACGTAACTATATAGGCGGCTTGGTGCCGCCATCTTCACAATAGTTTCATTATTTTGTATAAACGGTTTCAAAACTAGTGACTCAATGGACTTGACTAATCACAATCTATGCACATATTGGTGGTGCAGTTCCCGTTCTTTGACAGTCCAAACGCTACCGACTCTGGTGAGATACACCAGATGGTCTCTCCGTGCATTGAAACAGATGCGCCAAATAGAAC